ACTTTAGCCGACAAAATTGGTATGGGGATTAACCAACGCATTTCAGGATCACGTAAATCTGATTCTAAATTCGAAAATACATTAATCATTGTAAACCAACCTTGGGTTGAATTACCTGATAATCCTTTTGGACAACCAAAAATTAAAGCAAAAGGTGGTGAAGCAATTTGGTTAAACTCATCGTTGGTATTCTTATTTGGAAATCAGAAAGGGGCTGGAACAACTAAAATCACGGCAACCAAAGACAAACGAACAATTAAATTTGCGTCGAGAACAAAGGTATCTGTTATGAAAAACCACATCAACGGACTTGGATTTGAAGATGGAAAAATAATTATAACACCACATGGATTTTTACCTGGAAAAGAGGTTTCCGAAGAGAAGGCTTCAATTGAACAATACAAAAAAGAATACGCTGAGTATTGGAAAGAAATTATCGGAGTTGATGGTGATTTTGATTTGAAAACAGAAAAAGAAGAATCATAGTAAGAACCCTGTAATTGACAGAAATGACAAAAACGTTATTGGTTGACGGAAACAACCTATTAAAAATTGGATTTCACGGAGTAAAAGATTTCTTTAATAAAGGAGAACACGTTGGCGGTATTTGGCACTTTCTAAATACCGTAAGACGTTTCCTTGAAGAAAATAACTACAATAAAGTGGTTGTATTTTGGGACGGAGAAACAAGTTCTTCACAAAGAAGATTGTTATACCCAAAATATAAATTAAACCGTAAATCCGTTAAACCCGAAGAATTTAGAGAAGAGTCCTTCTCTAACCAAAAACAAAGGGTTAAACAATATCTTGAAGAAATGTTTGTAAGGCAACTAGATGTTGAGAATTCGGAAGCCGATGATCTAATTGCTTATTATTGTCAGATTTCTGAGGACGAAGATAAAACAATTTTTTCGTCAGATAGAGACCTCACACAACTTATTTCTGAAAAGATAAGTATCTATTCGCCACAAGCAAAGAAGTACTTTAAAAATGGGGATACAATCAAAATTGATCAAACAGAGATCCCACATTACAATATTAAAACTTATAAGATATTAACCGGTGATAGTTCGGATAATATTGATGGTATTTTTTATCTTGGTGAAAAAACTTTTATAAAATTATTTCCTGAAATACTTGAAAAAAAAATTAGTTTTACCGATATTTTAACAAAGGGTGAAGAGTTACTTAAAGAACAAAAAGATAATGTGGTTTTAAAAAATCTTCTAAGTGGAAAAACAAAAGAAGGGATATTTGGAGATGAGTTTTTTGTAATAAACGAAAAATTAATTGATTTATCAAAACCTTTAATTTCCGAAGAAGGAAAAGAATTAGTTCAGTCGTATTACTCAGAGTCATTGGATCCTGACGGAAGGGGTCACAGGAACTTAATTAGAATGATGATGGATGACGGGTTCTTTAAATATTTACCAAAGGGTGATGACGCTTGGGTTAATTTTTTAAAACCATTTTTAAAACTATCAAGAAAAGAAAAAACAAATTTTAGAAACAGAACAAAAAAGTAAAAATGAAAGAACAAGACGTAACTAAGTTAGAATTTTTGTTAATGTGTAATGACAACATCGTAGTACAAAGATTTTTTAATGTAAAAGGGTTTAATAAACATGCCCACAAATCGGAAGAGTTTTATGAGTATATAAGGACATTTTGTAATGAACTTAAGTATGATTTAAAAATGAGATCGGTAGTTTATATGTTGGAAAACAAATACGAGATTAGTGAAAACCCAGATGTATTGAACACCTCAATTACAGAAGGATTTGAAAACTTTAATCTTTATGTTAAGATTGATAACATGACAATTTGTCAGAGATCATTTGATGCTAAAGTGTACCCACCAAAGGTAAGATATACCGTAGATCTACGGCCAAAGTTAAAACAGGTACTTACAGACCTAACTGACATTTTTTCAGGTAAAAAATTTAATTATTTCTACCCACAATTTATTCAAAAGTAAGAGTATTTATCATTACTAACAGAAAGAAAAACTATGGCGACTAATAAAAATTTTGAATATCTCGGTAACAATTTTCAGATACAATTACTTAATCAAATCATTTTAGACAAAGAATTTTCTCACTCAATTATTGACGTTATTGAAAATAATTATTTTGAGAATAAATACTTTAAGATTATCATTCAGATGGTAAAAGAGTATTATACAAAATACGAACATACACCATCGTTTGATACATTAGAACAAGTCGCAAAATCCGAATTACAACAAGAAACCGCAGTTAAAGTAGTTCTTGACACAATTAAAAAAATCAAGGACGCACCTATCGATGGTGTAGATTTCGTACAAGAAAAGGCACTTAAATTCTGTAAACAACAAGAGTTACAGAAAGTAATGAAAAAGGCACAAAAAATCATTGACGGTGGTGAGTTTGAAAACTATGACACACTAGAAGAACTGGTTAGAGAAGCCCTACTTGTTGGGTCAAAAGACACTACAACAATGGATGTTTTCTCAAATTTAGACCAAGTCTTGGACGAGGATTACAGACACCCCATCCCAATGGGAATTCCAGGAATTGATAGGTTGTTAAAAGGAGGATTAGCAAAAGGTGAAATAGGTGTTATATTGGCACCAACAGGGGTAGGTAAGTCTACTATCCTCACAAAGATTTCAAATCACGCATTTAACTTAGGATTTAACGTTCTTCAAGTATTTTTTGAAGACAACCCAAAAGTGATACAAAGGAAACATTTTACCCTTTGGACAAAGATTCACCCTGATGAATTATCAGAAAAAAAGGAAGAGGTGATGAATAAGGTAAAAGAAATCAAAGAAAAAATGCCAAACACATTAGATTTGAAAAAACTACCTTCAGATACCAAAACAATGACTCAAATAAAGAACGAAATCAGAAAAATGATTGCGGACGGAATAAAGATAGATATGATTGTTTTGGATTATATTGACTGTATCGTTCCTGATAAAAATTTGGGTGACGAATGGAAAAGTGAAGGTTCTGTTATGAGAGGATTTGAGTCTATGTGTCATGAATTAAATCTTGTTGGTTGGACTGCAACACAAGGGAATAGAGCGTCTATATCTTCTGAAGTTGTTACAACCGATCAAATGGGGGGATCAATCAAAAAGGCTCAAGTAGGTCACGTTATTATTACAGTAGCAAAAACGTTACAACAAAAAGAAATGAAATTAGCCACAATTGCAATTACCAAGTCTCGTGTTGGAGATGACGGTGTGGTTTTTGAAAATTGCAAATTTGATAATGCGATGATTGACATTGATACCGAATCCACAACCACATTCTTAGGTCTTGAAGAAGAAAAAGAAAAAAGACAACGATTACGGGTTAAAGAGTTGTTGGAGAAAAGACAACAAAGAGAACAAGACAAACAAAAAAATTAAACAAATAATTAAATTAATAAAAATGGATATTTCACAAAAAATATTGAGTGATATTACGGTGTATATGAAATACGCTAAATTTGTCCCTGAATTAAATAGAAGGGAATCGTGGGAAGAATTGGTAACAAGAAACAAAGAAATGCACCAAAAAAAATACCCACAAATTAAAGAAGAAATTGAAAACGTATACAAAATGGTATATGATAAGAAAATTCTTCCATCAATGAGATCTTTACAATTTGGAGGTAAACCAATTGAGATTTCACCAAATAGAGTTTATAACTGTGCTTATTTACCTATTGACCATACGGACGCATTTTCGGAGACAATGTTCTTACTTTTAGGGGGTACAGGTGTAGGATTCTCAGTACAAAGACACCACGTAGATAAACTGCCAGAAATTAAAAAACCAAATCCAACAAGAACAAGAAGATACTTAATTGGAGATTCAATTGAAGGATGGGCAGATGCAATTAAAGTACTTATTGAGTCATATATGGGTACAAAATCATCAACCCCTGTGTTTGATTTTTCCGATATCCGACATAAAGGAGCCTTATTGGTTACTTCTGGAGGAAAAGCTCCAGGCCCTCAACCATTAAAAGATTGTATCCACCACATAACAAAAGTTTTAAATAACAAAAAAGATGGTGAAAAACTAACATCAATTGAAACTCACGATATTATATGTCATATTGCAGACGCAGTACTTGCGGGTGGTATCAGAAGAGCGGCACTTATCTCATTATTCTCGGCCGATGATGAAGAAATGATTTCTTGTAAATCAGGTAATTGGTGGGAACAAAACGCACAAAGAGGTAGAGCAAATAACTCGGCAGTACTTCTTCGTCACAAAATTACAAAAGAATTCTTTATGGGTCTTTGGAAACGTATTGAGTTATCAGGAGCAGGAGAACCTGGGATCTATTTGTCAAACGATAAAGATTGGGGAACAAATCCTTGTTGTGAGATTGCACTTCGTCCTAACCAATTCTGTAACTTATGTGAAGTAAATGCGTCTGATATTGAATCACAAGAAGATTTTGAGGAAAGAGTTAAAGGAGCTGCGTTCATTGGAACATTACAAGCAGGTTATACTGACTTCCATTACCTAAGAGACGTTTGGAAAAGAACAACTGAGAAAGACGCACTTATTGGTGTTGGAATGACAGGAATTGGTTCAGGTGTTGTTTTAGGGTATGATATGAAAACAGCGGCTCAAACCGTTAAAGAAGAAAATGAAAGGGTTGCAGGTCTTATTGGAATTAACAAATCTGCAAGGTCAACGACAGTTAAACCATCCGGAACCTCATCATTGGTATTGGGGACATCATCAGGAATCCACGCTTGGCATAACGATTATTACCTAAGAAGAATCCGTGTAGGTAAAAATGAATCAATCTATAATTACTTGGCAATTAATCATCCTGAGTTGATTGAAGATGAGTTTTTCCGTCCTCACGATACCGCAGTTATTGGTATACCACAAAAAGCTCCGGAAGGTGCTATCATAAGACACGAATCAGTATTCCAAATGTTGGAAAGAGTTAAAAAAGTCGCACAAGAATGGATTAAACCAGGACATAGAACTGGACAAAATACCCATAACGTATCGGCAACAGTTTCAATTAAAGAAGACGAGTGGGAATTAGTTGGTGAATGGATGTGGGATAATCGCAAATTTTATAATGGACTATCTGTATTACCCTATTCAAACCATACTTATACTCAGGCACCTTTTGAAGATTGTAACAAAGAAGATTTTGAAAGATTACTTACAACATTGAAAAATATTGATCTTACAAAAGTAATTGAATTACAAGACAATACAAATCTTAGTGGTGAAGCCGCTTGTGCGGGTGGGGCTTGTGAAATAGTATAATTAAATTAAAATGACAGTAAGAGCATCTAAAGATTGGATACAACAGTTATATGTTCAGGAGATAACAAAAAAATCTCCTGAACCTGACTTTTATAAGGATAAAAACGGTAATATAGTAATGACAGAATCTTTTCATATGAAAAGGGGTAGATGTTGTGGAAACGGATGTTTACATTGTCCCTATGAACCTATGTCTGAAAGAGGAAACACAAGATTAAAGAATCACTGAGAAATCAGTGATTTTTTTATTTATATAAAATATCCGAATACTATATTTATTAGATATGGCAAATGGTATAACTTACGGGATTACTTTCCCTTTTAGGGATTCCTTTAACGGTAAATATTTAGATTTAACAGATTACTCTTCTGAAGAAGTTAGAACTAATCTTATACATTTATTATTAACAAGAAAAGGAAGTAGATATTATTTACCTGATTTTGGATCAAGATTATATGAATATATTTTTGAACCATTAGACGGACCAACATTTGCCGAAATAGAGGCCGAAATTAGAGATTCCGTTGAGGAATTTATGCCTGGAGTTTTAATTACTAATGTGTTAATTACAGACGCCTCAACAGAGTATGAAGACAAAGGTACTTTTATAAACGGTGAGGATCAAAGAGAGTTTACCGTACCAAACATTTCACAAAAAGAACATACTGCAAGAGTTAGGATTGATTATAAAATAACTTCCGACGCATTTAACAGTAGTGATTTCATTATTTTAAATATTTAATAGTATGGCAGATAAAAAAATATCATATACAACAAGGGATTTTCAAGGAGTTAGAACAGAATTAGTTAATTACGTAAAAACTTATTATCCTGAATTAATACAAAATTTTAATGACGCTTCGGTATTTTCCGTTTTAATGGATTTAAATGCCGCAGTCGCTGACAACCTTAATTTTCAAATTGATAGAAGTATACAAGAGACTGTATTACAATACGCACAACAAAAGACTTCATTATTTAATATTGCAAGAACATACGGTTTAAAAATACCGGGACAAAGACCATCAATATCATTAGTTGATTTTTCTATTGTTGTACCGGCGTTTGGAGATAAGGAAGATATAAGATATTGTGGTATATTAAGAAGAGGTACTCAAGTAAATGGTGCAGGACAATCATATGAAACTGTGTATGATATAGATTTTTCATCTCAATATAATGGAGAAGGACAACCAAATTCAAGAATAGTAAGACCAAATATAGATTCAAATGGTACAATACAAAATTACACAGTAACCAAAAGAGAAGTAGTTCTTAATGGTTTAACTAAAGTTTTTAAAAGAGTTATAACACCTAACGATGTTAAACCATTTTTTGAGTTATTTTTACCTGAAAGAAATGTGTTGGGAGTAACTAGTGTCATTGTAAAAGACGGATCACAATATAGTAACGTACCTTCAGATCAAGATTTTTTATCCCCTAATAACAGATTTTATGAAGTAAGGGCCTTAGTTGAAGACAGAGTTTTTGTTGAAGACCCAACAAAACCTTCGGATGCTCCTGGCATTAAAATCGGTAGATACATTACAACAAGTGATAAATTTATTACAGAATATACCCCACAAGGTTTTATGAAATTAACTTTTGGTGGTGGTAATAATTCTGCGGAAGAACAATTAAGAGAATTTGCAAGGAATGGACAATCAATTAATATAAACAAATACGTTAATAATTTAGGTTTAGGAAGTACACTTAAATCAAACTCAACATTGTTTATTCAGTATAGAATTGGTGGTGGAATATCAAGTAATGTTGGTGTTGGGGTTATTACTCAAGTACAGAAAAGTAATTTCTTTGTTAACGGTCCTTCTGAGAGTCTTAATACAAGTACGTCAAACTCATTAAGTTGTACAAACCCTATCGCTGCGGTTGGTGGAGCGGCGGCACCAACATTGGAGGAAATTAGAAATTTTGTTTCTTTCAACTTTTCATCACAAAATAGAGCGGTAACGGTTAACGACTATGATTCATTATTAAGAAATATGCCTTCACAATTTGGGGCACCATCTAAAGTATCAATAGTAGAGGAGAATAACAAAATAAAAATAAAATTACTTTCTTATGACTCAAGTGGAACACTTACATCAGTAGTTCCAAACGCATTAAAAACTAATATTGCGAATTATTTATCAAACTATAGAATGATAAATGATTACATATCTGTAGAAAGTGCTAATGTTATCGACTTAGGGTTTGATATTGCGGTGGTTTTAGATTCGTCACAAAGTCAGGGATCTATAATTGCAAAAATCATAGATATTGTATCCACATATCTGTCACCAACGTCAAGACAATTAGGTCAAAATGTTAATATTTCTGAATTAAGAAGACTAATACAAGCGGAAAACGGAGTATTGTCAATATCAGATATACAGGTCTTTAACAAAGTTGGGGGGCAGTACTCTTCATCACAAACATCACAACCATATTCTAATCAATCAACAAAAGAAATTAGGTTGATATCCGACACTATTTTTGCTGACCCAACACAAATATACCAAGTTAGATTTGGGAACAAAGATATTAGAGTAAGTGTTGTTAATTTATCATCAGTAACATATTCTTGATAATTTCCTTTTTTAATAAAAGGGTTATCCTTTTAAAATAGGAAATAAACTATTTATCAAGAAAAGAAATTAATGCCACATTCATATAGAATACGAACTAATATAGGTGTAGATAAATCTGTAAACTTAAAATTTGATCAAGATTTTGACTTCATAGAAATATTATCACTTAAATTAACACAAGCAGAAATATACGAAAGAAGATGTGCTGATTATGGTGTTATCGCAGGTAGAGTTTCAGTTAATGGAGGATTTGGACTTGCAAACGCAAAGTTATCTGTTTTTATACCATTAACAAATGAGGATGAGTTAAACCCAATTATAAGTGAACTATATCCTTACAAAACATTAAATAATAAAAATGAAGATGGGTATAAATATAATTTATTACCTAAATCTTCTGAGTATTTAGGTCACGTACCAACGGGTAGTTTCTTTGATAGAGACGAAGCAATTCTTGAAAGATCGGTAATAGAAGTTTATGACAAATATTATAAGTACACAGTAACAACAAACGATAGTGGTGACTTTATGATTTTTGGGGTACCGACAGGACAACAAACCCTTGTCATGAACCTTGACCTTTCAAATATAGGATGTTTTTCCTTAACACCACAAGATTTAATAGATAGTGGATTTGCAGTTGAAAGTCAATTTAACGGTTCTAAGTTTAAATCATCAAACAATTTAAGTGAGTTACCACAAATTATAACATTAGTTAAACAAGTTAATGTTGAACCATTATGGGGAGAACCTGATATTTGTTTCATTGGAATTACAAGACAAGATTTTGACTTGTCTGAAGAGATAAATTTAACCATAAAACCAACTTCGGCATTTATGGGATCAATTGCGACTACTCAAGACGAACAAGCATTAAAAACAAATTGTAGAGTTCCATTGGCAGCAGGTACATTCTGTTCATTAAAGTCAGGACAAGGTAGAGTATCGGCAATAAGACAAACAATAAATGTTGATGGAAATGGGTACCCATCACTTGAAGAATATGAAATAGAACAAGGAGGTAAAATAATTGACGGTGACGGAACTTACTTATTAAAAGTCCCAATGAACTTAGATTACATTGTTACTGATGAATTTGGTAATCAAGTTATTTCTTTGGACCCCAAAGTAGGGATACCAACAAAAGGTAAATACAGATTTAAAGTTAGTTGGCAAAATGACGGAGGAGTACAGAGTGAAATATTAAGGGCAAATTTCTTAGTTCCAAATATTAAAGAATATGGTTGGGCATCAACAACACCAACCGCGGATCCAACATTAGGTGTTCCTTTAAATTATTCGGTTTCAGTTCCTGGTACCACAACAAGTTTTAATCCGGCAATAGTATTACCCGCACAAACAGGTGGATTAATTTTACAATCTTATGTTAACTCTCAGGACGTTACTATAACAATAAACGGTGTACCATATACAGGAAGTTTAAGTAGTATACCTATTAACACCCCTGGAACCAACATAGGAATAAACTCAAATGCGGTAGACACAACTCAAACACAAGATTTTGAATTCACATTCTACGATCAGGCGGCGTACGATTCTTTTAGGTCATACGCATTTAGTTTAGATTGGGACGATTATGGGGATTCCACAATGATTCAAGAGGCAATCAATTGTGAGGATAGATTTTTTGAATTTAATTATAATAAGGTTTATACTACCGCAATGTTTTTAGACCGTTATAAGAACGGTATATCGAGAGCAAGACATTTAGGAATTAAAGAGATTGATGATAGGGAGTGTATCTCTAAAAATAATCCATTCCCTGTTAATGATGCGGTACAAAAATTTGATTTTATATATTTCTTGGCGATGTTATTATTAAACATATTAACATTCCCAATATTAGTAGTATTATTTGTGGCTCACTTTGTTGCTTGGGCTTGGCCTGTTTTAAAATGGGTTTTAATTATTTTATGTATATATTTTCTATACATACAAGTTAGAGAAACAATAGATGCGATACAATCGGCGCTTGAAAGTGCCGCGGTTGCAATTCCTGGGGGACCCGTGTTTAACATTGGGGTAATACTTAGAACCGCTTGGCAAATATTACAGGCAATATTTAAATTAGCGTTATATTTGGTTTTCTTTGTTTTTGTAATTGTATTCATAATAAGATTAAAAGGTTTTCCTAGAATTGGATTACCTATGTTATCTTACCCTGAATGTAATGCCTGTTCATGCGACTGTGGAAGTGCGGAAATTGATGATGATTTTGATATTAGTTCCGTAACCCAACAAGTAAATAATGAATATAATAACCAACAGTCAGAAGCCGGTAATCCCGCAACAACAACAACAGATAATACATTTTTAGCGCCATTAAGTTCGCCTGGGACATATTCTTTAGCTGAACACCCTAACTATCCACAGTCAAGCCCTAATGATGATACTGATTGTAATATTTGTGGTAATTTTTATTGTGGTAGTCAATACAAATCACTTATAAATAGGGTTTTTGAAGAAGAAATAACGGGAGACGTTTTAACCCAAGCTCTTTTAGATTATCAAAGAATATTTTCAGGTTATGATTTAATAGATTCCACAAATCTTTATAAATTACATGCCCCACAACCATTTCTATTTGGTGCCGAAAAAAGTCCCGGTAGTGATGAAAGATGGTTTGCGTACCCTACTAAAGAAACATATCCACAAAAATTAAATGAGTTTAATACTAGAGATAAATACTTTAAAAACTCTCCTTCAGGAGGTGCAAACTCAGGGGTTAATAAAATTAAAACCAAGGTAAATCCATCTTTAGTTGGAACACCAAGTACCCCTTTTGAAGATCAGGTATTAGTTGTTATTGCAAAAGCCGGTATGATCCAACAATTAGGTGTGGGAGAAGTAATAACCTTCCAAGACCCAAAATTGTCTGGAGGTTGGGTTAATTTAACAGGAGCAACCCAAAATCAATTTAATAATACCTCAATTACAGGTACCACATTTACAGGTGATTCTGTAACCCCAATAGTTAGAACAATAGATTATGCCGACCCCGCATCAAATGGGTCAGGACTACTGCAGTCAACAATATATGTAATTAATACAGGTCAAACTGATTATTATTTAGAATACCCTACCGACATTGAGTATTTCCAAGTAATAACGGGGTATACGATTAATTCATTTACAGGTAATACAAATTTTAGTATTACCGATTTAAATAAATTTCCTAAAAAATACTTATTACACGATATAGGGTTTGTTTATGGTGATGAATGTAGTGTCGGGTTATTAACTCCATCATTATATTCATCGGGTAACGCAATAGATGCGATTGAAAATAGTGTTAGAAATTCTTTAGAGGTTATAATATTAACAAGAGGGGTAGACCCTTTTACCCCTAAACAAGAAATAGAATACGATTTATCAATAATATTTGGTAATTCTTCATATGGGGTTGGACCTATAATTACTGGTAACTATTATTTAAATTACCCTATACAACCATTATCAACAAATAATATTAAACCATTATCTCACGACACTGTTGATAATACAACAAACAATTTATATTTTCCATCACTAATATTTGATCTTACACCAGGTCAATATACTGGATTTACATCAACGTTACCTTACTATTATTTATCAACAGATGATAACTCAGGTTCTTATAGACCTGACATAACGTTCCCTCCGTTATCAACAATATCATCATCACCATACAATTTGTTTACATCATCACCATATAATTGGGTTATACCAAAATATGTTCAAGACTATTTTGTTGGTGGTACGTTTATAGGTTCTTTTTCACAGGCAGGACCAGCATTAAACCCTGTAATATATAATTTTTATGATTCAGTTGGTGCAAATAATGATTATGGTACACCATTCGATGGGTATAATGGATTATACTCAAGAGCATATTATCGATATTTAACTACAACAGTTAACTTCTTGGATGAAACTAAACTTGTGATGAGAAGTGATAGAATACCAACATCAACAAGAACTCAAGATGGTAACGATACTCAAACAGGATATGGTCTACATCAAAATAATAACTTTTATTTCTTTAAGGGTAGTGGGGTTCAGTCAAATCCTAGTATTGGTGGGCCAGGAACACCCCCTACAGGTAATTATGCTGACTCAACAGGATTAGTTACGGGATTAACATCAACATTAACTTGTGAAGGATTGGTTTCGTTACAATGTTACTCAGGAACAGGAACAGGAATTACCGTAAACCCAAATTGTGATGTACCAAGTGATAGAGTTGTTAAAGGATGTTATTGCCTTCTAAATAAAAAATATATTTCACAATACGATGAAGATGTGAAATTATTTTTAGAATGGAAAGTTAGATACTTGTTAATGTTAGCGGCGTGTAGAGGGGTCTTTGCAAGAGTATTCCAAAACAATTGGATAAATGGATTTTTATATATGCCTTCATTTAATAAGACATCTACATATGCAAATAATTCAGTTACTGACCCAACATACAATTACTGTAAAGACACTGTAGTTTTTGATGACGCACAAAATACTTTCTATTATAGATCATCACCTTGGGATAGATTTATTAACCAATTCATTGGTAAACCATCACCAACACCACCAAATAACTTGGCGGCATTATTTATCAGTAATCCAGGATATAACGATAAACAAATACAAAGTCCAACAACAATTGTAGATTTAGGGCCAAGAGATGAATTCATTAATCAAATATGTAATAATGAAAATTTAGAGGGTTATTTTGCAAACCAATTAAAATCAACTTCATATAGTGATGATTCTGATATTATGCAAATGGGATTCATTTCTAGATTACTGAATCAAACTATAATACAACAAATGTTCCCTGTATCCACAAATGGAAATCAAGGGGAAGGTATAGGTGTTATTCAGTTCTTTAATAGTACAAGAGGTGGTGATAGAATTGACGGAGATTTTGCACAAGCAATCTCAACAAATAGTGAATTTAAAGTAAATCCTTATTTAGAACAGAACTACCCAAATAACTACTTATTTATTGGAGATGATACCCAATCACCATCAAGACCTATTTTTGGTATTTTCTTTCAAGACAATAGCGAGGAAAAAATAACAAGAAAAAAATTAACACCTGGAATACAAACATATAACATTTCACCATTTGTTGGTTATAATTATGGGTACCCATCCACACAAGAAGTTCCATTCTATAAATGGCAAATTACTTCTCCATCAAATTACATTTTTGGAACGGAGAATAATAATTGGTATACATCCCCATTTACAACAAATGGAGGGTTTTATAAAAACAAATACCAAAGTTTAGATTTCCAAACCTCAGATTATTTTAAAACCACAACAACACAAGAAGGTCATATTGCAAACTTTACTCCAGGACCTAACCCAACAACAGTTAACGTTACTTACGGAGCACCAAACATACCTGGTTTAGACCCTGTTCTTGTTGGAGCACCGTTCCATTTTTATTTTGGATTAAATAACGGTTTTACCGCACTTGATAGATTCATTAAACTTTATGTAAATAACGCAGAGACAAATGGGTAATAATGAAACAATACAAATATTATTAGGATCTAAAAAAAATAAAATATCCTCAAATGTTGACGAAGCGTTAAGAGTTCCTCTAAATCAAACGTTTAAACAACAAGTTGAATATGATAGAACCGAAGAAATAAATTTGGCTGAGTTGTTTCAAAAAGAAAGAGGAGAATCTACAATATTTAGACCAACAACAAAGATAGTATTTTTATTTAAAAACCAATACAGTGGAGGAACGTCTTATGTTCCATATAGAAATAATTTATATTACACAAACGCTATCGGAAATGCGGTTACATCAACAGGTAACCCATCAGCACCTTGGGACGGATTTCCACAATATTATGAATTTGATCTTATTAGAACAGATAATAATGTAAATGGATACACAACAGGTGTTGGTAATCATGTAAGTTTTATTAATAAAAGTGCAACAACATATAATTGGATGTATTATTTAACTTACCCTCATTTAAATGTTGATAGACAATTATTTGCTGATGATCAAGATACGACAAACACATGGACTTGGCAAGCTTTTGATGGAATACCGTTTATTATTGAGAACAACACTTTATATGGTGATGATGTAATATCATTTAGATGTCCTATGAGTCATGGATTATCTGTTGGAGAATCAGTTAAACTTAACTTTAATTATAATGGAATAGATACTTTTCAAGTAACTTCTTTGGGTAATGAAAATTATGGTTCTGAGGATTACATTTTTAACATACAAAATATAGGGTATTTAGGTACCACTTTTAGTGTAAACACAATAGGAACATTTAAAAGAATTATAAACGCAACTAATGAAATAGACACAACCTCAAACTATTATGTTAGGGTTCACAAAATATTAACTAGTCTTGAAGATTCTATTTTAGTTAATGCCGGATTTGAAAAAAATATTTTTAGTAAATCAGTTAAATTTGAAAAAGCGGTTTTAACTCCAAATGGGGTTGATAGATCTTCCATTAAAGAAGGTAACGACAGTTACAATTTAATGTTTAATAGTAACATTGATATTGACGGTTTAAGGGATAACCTTAACAGACCTGTAAGCGAGTTATTTTTTAGTTTTATTTGGAAAGGATATTTTGGATGGACATTAGGTCCAAATACAAATCTTAAAGAGGGTTACGAATTTAATTTACCTTTAGAGAATAGCCAACCTAGTGTTTGGTGGGATCAAACAAATACGCAATCCGATACCGGGTTTTTAACAAACAATTACACATCTAATGGTAATGTTTTTTATTATGTTGATAGTTTAAATGTTGGAGATAACATAAATGGAGACTTTTGTGAATTTAACCCTTATGAACAAAAAGAACGAGTTATATCAAGTACCTATCAAAAATTCACATTTAATCCTAACTACTTTACATCAACAAGCTTGTTAACACCATCAAATCAATTAGGGTATTACTATAAAGTACACCACCCAATGACCATTAAAGTTTTTTCAACATCCGTAAATGAAGAAGGATATCAAAATATAGACTTAGTTCCTGACTATTCATATTTCTCAATAACAAGTCAAACTTTTAGATGGAGAGATATTTACCCATATGGGTACAAAGATAGTGAAGGGTTCGGAGTCGATTACCCATTTTTAAATGGTAGTCATTACCCTTACGATCAAATTATATTCAGATTAATTGGAGACGGAAGTAATATAAATAATCCAAACGTAATTGCAGAACCTATTGTAGATGATTGTGAATAATTATAAAATATTGAAAAAACCAACAGACGTTTATATTAATATACCTGTTGAAGTTAAGTGGGACATAGATGGTAATGATGATGCCGTTGATGAATTTGTTCTTAAAACTATTGATGAGGTTATTGGTAAAGAAAATGATTTTGAAGTTGCAAGATTCTCACATAAAAAACATGATAATACCGATAAAACCGATGTAAATTATGACTTTGGATTTTTTGATCAATCTCTTAATTTATGGAACTCTTCTTATTTAACCGAAGGATTTTCCGTTAATGAAGTCTATTATTACACAAAACCATTCACAAAAAGTTTCTTCAAGTTAGACCTTTACGATACTAAAGATTCGGCAACACAAAGAAATTACTTAACAATAATTTTGCCCGTACAACAAGGGGGAACACAAAACAGTTTAGTTTTAAGTCCTTCCGTCCCTACTGTTAACATAAAAAAACCTGAATTTAAATTGGACTTT